GCGGAAAAACTCTTTTAAAAAATATTCGAAGAGATTTGGAACAACTAGACGAACCGCAACCAGTCAAAGTCCCGCAGTTTGTGGCGGATTGGATTGAGGAGGCTAAAAAATCTTGTGAAACAGTAGTTGAATTTTTTGGTTATAAGTTCTCGAATATTGAAATGATTAAATACCTTAAAAATAAAGAACGAATTAATTTAGTCGCTCGCGCATGGCTTGACGGCTACGAGGTCGAGGAAGAGGAGCGGTATTTGGTGAAAATGCCGAAGGCTAATTTTAATGGTAACATTCAAATTTTAAGTTTTAAAAAGAATAGTTTCTTCTGGTCTTCAAATTGGGAAGGTTATAAGGTGCACCACACACGCAAAGAACTAGAAGAAGCTGGATTCGGATGGGTTTTCAATTGTGAAGGTGTTGAGATTGAGGAGGTTGAGTGATGGAAGAAATGAAAAGAGAGTTTGCAGGTAAATTGTACAGAAAAGCTTGTGAAATTGCAGAGTTTTATGAAGAGCAAATGGATAGTGAAGACGATGACGAAGTATTTGATATTGAAGAGTGTTTGGTAGAGTTATGTCAGCTAGTTTTTGACGAAATGATTTTTTGTCAAGCGGCAGTATCGAGAACATACTTCGCAACATTGCCAACAGACAATCTTTATATTATGAGTGAAGCAAGAAAAGAATTGCCTTTTAAACCACAGCAGGAGGTCACAGATTGAAACGATTCATAGCTATCTGGATTCTTCTATCTGCTGGACTAAACATCTGGCAGATGGACAGGATTCGAGATTTGGAAGAAAAGAAGCCGATGGTTATCTATAAAGCTGACAATCAAGGAGCAGAAATCAAAGGCAGAGTCTTACAAAAGGAGAGAATTGGTGACATGTACACAATCACAGTACAAAATTACGGAGTATTCGTAGTTTCTCAAACAAACTATGAATCTCTAAAAATAGGAGATGAGGTAATATTGTGATGGCAAAGTACAAGAAACCAACTTACATCATCATTCAAGAAGCAATGGCAGAGCGTATTAGATTTCTGGAAGATGAACTGTATGAAAGGGCCTATAAGGATATTGAGAAACTAGAAGCTAAAAATGATTTCTTAAAAGGTCTTTGTAACAATCAACTTGAAATCATCATGGATTATGAATGGAAGCAGATGCAAGAGCAGGCTACATTCATAAAAGCTAATACTAGAAAGTGGAGAGCAAGATGAAGCTGAGATTGAAAGAACTTAGAGAGGATCTATGTATCTCTGTCAAAGATATGGCCAGAGATACAGGTGTCTCCCAAAACACAATTCATTTGTACGAGCGAGGTGGATATCCGTCGATTAAGCAAATCGAAATGATTGCTAAAACATATGACGTGAATCCTGCTTGGTTAGTTGGATGGATAGATGATGAAATGATGCCTGGAGTCCAGGTTATTGAAAAAGTGGTCTATAAAGAAAGTCCAACAGCAAGATTGCCAGATTATTTCAACAACAATAACGATGGTAAGCTTATCAAGTGGGTCAAAACTAAAAGATATATGGGAGGTAAGGTTTGGGCAAAAAGAATTTAACAAAATCACGGAGAGATTATCTTGAGTTTGAACTCGATGATAAATACCTGAAGATTGATAAACTTATTGGTCAGCGTAGGCATGAATTAGAACGATTGTACGAAGTGAAACATCTCACTGTTCCTGGTATTGATGATACTGGTGCAAGTGGAAGCGGAACATTCGTCAACAGGTCGGAGAATCTAGCGGTTGCTTATGCAAGCGATCCGATGGTTTTAAGACTGGAAAACTTTCAAACAGCAATTTCCAATCTACTTGATGCACTTGAACCTGATGATAAAAAAATCTTTCATTTGAGATGGGGAGAACATACTAGATACGATTGGATTCAAGTTTGGCATATTATGGAGAATGGTGACACTGGGTATCTATACAGGCACAGTAAGCAGATTTACAGAAGACGTGAAGTAATTCTTGATACACTTGCAAAGTTATTGTTCATGTAACTTGTCAAAAAAAAGTATAGCATTGACAAAAAGAAAATGATAGATTGATACTATCCAAAGCACTGAGAAAATCTTAGTGCTTTATTTTTTTTTGAAAGGAGCAAAACTATGAATATTGTTGAACCGTTACGAGATAAGGATGATATCCAAGCCATGAAGGATTATCTATCATCTTGGAATGAAAAGTATTACATGTTATTTCTTTTGGGAATCAATACAGGTTTTCGCGTTGGGGATATTCTCAAACTAAAGGTTAAAGATGTTCAAGGTTGGCACATTAAAGTTAGGGAACAGAAAACAGGGAAATACAAGAGCATTAAAATGACAAGGCCACTCAAGAATGAATTAAGGGAATTTGTCAAAGATAAAGAATTACATGAGTATCTATTTCAGAGTCGTGTTGGAAAGAATAAGGCGCTCAGCTATAAGACGGTATACTGGTTTCTTAAAAGAGCTGCTGAAGACTTAGGCATTGATAATGTCGGCACTCACACTATGCGGAAAACATTCGGCTATCATTACTACAAGAAATACAAGAACGTTGCAGACTTGATGTCACTATTCAATCATTCAAGTCCAGCAGTCACACTAATTTATATTTGTGTGAGGCAAGATGAACTTGATACTAAGATGAGTAATTTTAGCCTCTAATATTTTTTTGATTTTTTCAACTATCCATAACGAGGAATTTTCTAGTTTATATTTTGAAGAGGGCCTGAAGCATTGTCCGTGCTAGTTTTTGAGTGTGAAACAAAATTGGATAAAATATAAGATATAACTAATTCAACAGAGATATTTTACATAAATTCAAAACTCAAAAATAAATCTTGTCAAAAAAAGATATAGAATTGACAAAATGAATCTGATATATTTGTATCATGTGAAAATCCAGAAGTTAAAGGAGTGGTGTAGGCGATGGCTTATTTTAAAAATCCTAAACACTCAGACTGGTTCAGAGCTTGGCAGATTAGGTTCTATAACTCGAAACCTTGGAGAACTCTGAGAAATAGAATAAGAAAAACAAAGCGTATGCGCTGCGATATGTGTGGACGTTTAATTCATAGCAAGAGCATTGTCGACCATATCATAGAGATCGATGAAACTAATTATCAAGATGAGTCTATTACTCTCAACGAAGATAATCTGCAATTACTTTGTCTCGAGTGTCATAATACAAAAACATTTCAAAGTAAAATAAATTTAAATTTAGAAAATCGGAATATTAATTTATTTTGATTTTTTTATTTTTGATTTTTGATTTTTGATTTTTGATTTTTGTTTTTTATCAGATCCCCCCTATTTAAAATTTTCACACACCCAAAATAATAACGGTGTCAATCCTCTTATATACCTCTCCCCCAAAAATGACGAAAATTGATACAAGAAAGGAGCATGATTTTGAAAATCAATGAAGTTTTAGAAAAGCTAGGAATAAGTCGTGCTACCCTCACCAGGTATCGAAAAAAGCTAGGCATATTTGAAGAAACTCGGTCGAATATCACAAAAAGTCAGTTCAAAGAGTTAGAAAAGCTGGCAAATCAACGCCAAAAGTATACAAGAGAAGAACGTGTTGAACTTTCTCGTAAGACTTTCAAGTTGATTCCAAAAGAAAAAATGCTTGAAATCAATGGCAATGATTCAGTAGGTTTGAAAAATTTAAAAACTCAATACAATCATAATCAAAAAGTGATTGAAAACTTCCAGTTGGAAATCAATAAAGTCATCAATAACGGTGAGCTACCTGATAAGTATCTACTTGATGGAATGGAAAAGTATCAAAAGCTAAACATGCAGATTATGTCAACGATTGAAAAGCAAAGCCCACAGGGCGACAGTCTCAAAGAAATGATTCAGGAGAAGTTGGCTCGATATGGTTGAGATGAGATATTTTGATAAATATGCTCAGCTGGTCTACTCAGGTAAGATTCGCGTTTGTGCACTCACTATGAAATCTATTAAACGAGTAGAGAGGTACAAGGAGCAATACATCTTCAAACAAGAAGAAGCTGACAAACGGATTGAGTTCATTGAGGAAGAGTGTAGCAACACTAAAGGTCTTGCTGGCAAGTTACGTTTGGCCTTACCTCAGAAGGTTTGGCTAGAAACAACGTGGGGTTTTTATCATACAGTTGAAGTTACAAAAACAGATCCCGATACACTTGAAGAATATAAAGATTTCGAAGAAAGGCGTCTCATTCATGAGGTGCCTATTATTGTACCTCGTGGTACAGGAAAAACCACCCTTGGTTCTGCCATTGGTGAGGTTGGTCAGATTATTGACGGTGAGTGGGGTGCTGATATTCAGCTTCTAGCTTACAGTCGTGAACAAGCTGGCTATCTGTTTAATGCTTCTAGAGCTATGCTGTCGAACGAAGAGAGCTTGCTTCACTACATGCGTGAAGCTGATATATTACGGTCAACAAAGCAAGGAATCTTGTATGAGACAACTAATAGTCTTATGTCAATCAAGACTTCTGACTATGAAAGTCTTGATGGGACCAATGCTCACTACAATATCTTTGATGAGGTTCACACTTATGATGATGACTTCATCAAGGTTGTGAATGATGGTTCGAGTCGTAAGCGAAAAAATTGGATAACCTGGTACATCTCCACCAATGGGACGAAACGGGACAAGCTTTTTGATAAGTATTACAACATCTGGGTAGATATTCTTGATGAAAAGATTGTCAATGATTCGGTCATGCCTTGGATTTATCAGCTGGATGATGTTTCTGAAATTCACAATCCAGATATGTGGCAGAAAGCTATGCCTTTACTCGGTATAACGACTGAGAAAGAGACGATTGCTAAGGATATTGAAATGAGCAAGAATGATCCAGCACAACAGGCTGAGCTAATGGCTAAAACATTTAATCTCCCTGTTAATAACTATCTTGCTTACTTCAGTAATGAAGAGTGTAAGGGTTGGTCAGATAAGTTTGATAAGAGTTTGTTTGTCGGAAATGAGGAGCGGAGTGCTCGCTGTGTGCTTGGTGTTGACTTGTCGGATGTCAATGATATTTGTTCGGTCTCATTTATGGTCGTGCGTGGCGAAGAGCGTCAGTATTTGAACAAGAAATTCATGCCACGTCATACGATTGAAGGACTTCCGAAAGAACTGAGGGACAAATACGCTGAGTGGGAGCTTAGTGGACAGCTTCATGTTCATGAGTTGGACTACAATGACCAAGCCTATATCTTTGAGGAGTTAAGGCAGTTTATGAGCGAGAATAGAATCTTACCAGTTGCAGTCGGATATGACCGCTGGAATGTAAAAGAGCTTATCCGCTTAATTAATGCCTACTACGGAGATATATGTCACGACATTCCACAAACGGTCAAGAGCTTATCCAATCCTTTAAAAGTGTATAAAGAAAAAGCTAAGATGGGGAAAATCATCTTTGACGATCCTGTGGCAACTTGGAACCATGCAAATGTTCGTGTCAAGATCGATGCGAATAACAATGTATTTCCAAATAAAGAAAAGGCAAAAGAAAAGATTGACGTATTTGCTAGTCAGTTAGATGCTTTTATCTGCTATGAAAATTTCAAGGAAGACTTGAGTTATTATTTTGATTGAGGTGAAGAATGAACAAATATATAAATAATTTAAGAGAGGTCTTTGCTAGGATTTTCAGACCAAGCAATAGAAAATCCACAAGGACCTATTTACAAAGAAATTTGAATTATTGGAGAAGAAATTCGATTTACTTAGACAATATCTACAATAAGATTTCAACAGATACTGCACAAGTTCGATTTAAGCATGTGAGAATCACTCGAAATCCGACGGGAGTTGATAAGATGGAGTGGTTTGAAAATAGTGATCTTGCAAATGTTTTATCTTTCTCTCCAAATCCTCTTGAAATACCAGTTGTATTTTGGGCAAATGTAACAAGAGCTATGCTGAAAGATGGTGTTGCAGTTGTTGTTCCACGTTGGGAAAATGGTCGACTGATTGAAATTTGGCTTGCCAAGAAAACCATATCATGGACTGCAGAGAGAGTTGAAATCATGATTGATGATGTAGAGATTGAGCTACCTCTTAGCGATGTCTGGGTTTTTGAGAATCCTAAGTTAAACGTGACAAGTCAACTAAACCAAATCACAGAATTAATTGATATCAACCTTGATGCGTTAACCGAGAAGTTAGGCAGAGGGAATTCAAAGTTGAGAGGATTCTTAAAACTACCAACTAAAGCAGCAGATGAACATTTGAAGAAACAAGCTAAGAGTCGAGTTGATAGCATGATGGAACTTGCTGAAAATGGTGGCATTGCCTATCTCGAGCAAGGTGAAGAGTTTATGGAATTAAACAAAGATTACTCAACCGCTTCTAAAGAAGAAATGGAGTTTCTGAAATCTCAACTTTATCATGCTCATGGGATTAATGAAAAATTGTTTACTTGTGACTACACAGAAGAACAATATAGAGCTTACTATTCTAGCGTCATGAAATTGTATCAACGTGTATTCTCTGAAGAAATTAATAGAAAATATTTCACGAAGACGGCAAGGACACAGGGAAACAAGCTCTTGGTCTTCTTCGATATGGCTGACATGATTTCATTCAAGGATCTCGTGGAAGGTGGATTTAAATCTAAATACGCAGGTTTGATGAATTCAAATGAATTCCGTGAAACGTATCTAGGACTTCCAGGCTATGAAGGTGGAGAAGTATTCGAAACTAATCTAAATGCAGTTCGTATCGAGCCGAGCGAAAGTAATTAAAAATAGGGTGGGCGGTTGGCAGAAATTTTAAGAAAGGAGGTAGGCTATGGAAAAGTTAAAAACCTTTGTCGTCAAGTCAGTTGAGGAAGAGTCAGCTGACTTTCATTTTGAGGCTTATGCCTCCACCTATGGCAATACAGACAGAGACGGCGATGTGATGGCCAAGGGGTGTTTTGATAACACTCTAAAAACTAAAGCTGTCGTACCTATGTGCTTAAACCATGATCGTAATCGCGTCATCGGTAAGCATGAGCTGTCGGTAGATGAAAAAGGTCTGCGAACACGGTCAACGTTCAATCTAAGTGATCCAGAAGCTAAGAAAACCTATGACCTCATGAAGATGGGGGCATTGGATAGTCTGAGCATTGGATTTTTTATCAATGATTATGAGCTAGTTGACGCCAAGCAACCTTACGGTGGATGGATTTTTAAAGAAGTTGAAATCTTTGAAATATCTGTCGTGACCGTGCCAGCCAATCCTCAAGCAACCGTTGATAATATTAAGGGATTTGATATGTCTGTGGTTGACAAGCGAATCGCTCAGGCGAACATGAAGCAAGATATCATGAGTAAACTTGCAACGATTTAAAAAAGGAGAAAAAAATGAAAACACTAGTCGAATTGATGGAAGAACGACAAAAACATGCAGATGAGTTATCTGAGGTAAAATTAAAAAAAGCTTCAATCGAAGAGAAATTGAAGTCAGCAACTATTGGAGAAGAAGAACTTGCACAGTTGAAATCAGATGCAGAAGAATTGGTATCCAAAGCAAAGGAACTCAAGAACACAATTTCTAAGTTAGATGTTGAGATTAAAGAAAAAGAAGACAATCTCAATAAAGCTGCTAAATCTATCAAGGAAGTACAGAAAGGCAAGACACAAATGGAATACTTAAAAACAAAAGAAGCTGCACTTGATTTCGCTCGAATCCTCATGGATAACGAAGGCAGCTCAAACAGTGCCCGCAAAGCGTGGGAAGCAAATCTGGTTGAAAAAGGTGTAACTGATGTTAACAAAATCTTACCTGAACCAGTATTGATTGCAATCCAAAATGCATTTAATGATTACGACGGTATCCTGAACCATGTAACCAAAGATCCTCGTTATGCAGTACGTGTTGCACTTCAAACGCAACAAACAAAAGCTAAAGGCCATCAGAATGGCAAAACAAAGAAAGATGAATCTTTTGTATTTATCGATTATACAATCAACTCTGCAGCTGTCTACATCAAGTACAGTTTTGAGTATGCTGACTTGAAGAAGGATACAACAGGTGCTTACTTCAACTATGTGATGAATGAACTAGCACAAGGCTTCATCCGTGCAGTTGAACGTGCTGTTGTTATTGGCGATGGTAAAAATAGTGATGATGATGACAAAATCACTGAAATTAAATCTATTGCAGAAGAAACACTTGCTCAACTATTTGATACACAAGAAATCAGTGTTGACGGGGAATTTGACAGTACTGTTTTAGAAAACCTCGTCAAAGGGGTTGATAAACTTGCTGCAAATACAACTCCAATTTTGGTAACTTCAAAAACCATTGCTCGTAAACTTAAAATGGTTAAGGATGGCGAAAAACGCTACATTGATCCACAACCATTCGCACCAATTTCACAAACAGGAAATGTCATTGCTGGTTACCAAGTATATGTCTATGACTGGATGGAAGATGCGACTAACCCAATTATCGCATTTGCTGACAAGGCTTATAAGATGATTGGTGATGATGTCTCTGCTGATCGCTTTGAAGATTATGATGTAACGATGAATCGCCGTCATATCGAACTTGCTAGCGTGCTTGGTGGCCGACTTGGTCAGTACAAATCAGCTGTGAAATTCACGAAAGGTTGATTTTAAATAGAAAGGGGAGTCTAAAATGACAATCCTTAACAAAATTAAAGAAATGGTTGAAGTTGATGTCGAAGAAGAGATCTTCGACACTCAACTTTTAAGCTACATAAATAGTGGGATTTCATATTTAACGAGAAACAACATTCCTATCACTCGCATCGATAAAGAAAGCGAATTGACAGAATGGAATAAGATTGAAGAGGATGATAAAGAAACAATTTTAGATTGGTTACATTTGAGGTGTGTTCAGAGATTTGATAAATCCTTGATGATAGGAAACTCAACAACAATGAGCTGGATTGATGAAGAATTGACAAATATTCTCTATCAATTAAAAGCTATTTACGGAGTTAAATCATGAAATCATCTAGAATATCAATCATCCTTTGTTACGATGAGCGTACAGAGGTCGAAAAAGGTGTTTTTGAAAAACAAGTTGTAGAAAAGAAAGTCAAAGCTGAAAAAGAGAAGATCTACCAACGTAGACTTGATAAAGCTTTGGCAGATGGTCAAGTTTTGACAGCAAGATTTCGGATACGTTCGAACTATGTGACAGATTCCTTAGACTACGTGAAGTACAAAGGGAAAGAGTACAAGGTAAATGTTGGAACTGAATCTGATGATGGCCACTACACGATAATTGAATTAGGAGAATTGAAATAATGGCTAAGAAGTTCTTCACCAGGCAAGAAATTCAAGAAATCCTAGAAAAAAACACTTTAAAATCAAAAGTGTTCTATATGGAACGTGAGGAAAAGTCCTCTCCTGACAACGTTATTCTTTACTATCGTTTAACTCCGGGTAGTAGTATTACTGCTGATGACACAGTACACATGAGAAAAGTGACTATTCAAATCAGTCACTATCACAAGAAGAAACTAGACAGCATTGAGGAATTGATGTTGTCTAATTTTATGTGTGAACCTAGTCAGTTGAATCTAAAACAGCCTGATACAGATTACTTACTTACAACCTACAGAATCGAGGTATTTACAAGTGGGAAGTGGTAGCGTTAATGTGAAAACATTAAAAATCGATATACAGAATCAAGTTTTAGAAATCATAGAAAAAGCAGGAAAAAGCACCGCTGGAGATATTAGAGACGGAAGTCCTAGAAGAAACGGAGTATATGAAAAAGGATGGACTCACGAGACCATTGAAGATATCGCTGTAGTATATAACAACGGGAAAGAGAAGTCGCTTGCTCACTTGTTAGAAAATGGCCACGCAACAAAAAATGGTGGATTTGTAGCACCTCAAGAACACATCAGACCAGCTTATCTCAAAAATAAAGAAATCTTTCTCAATAATATGAAATCAATAAAAATCAGACCAAATTAAGGAAGGAGTCACAATGACTTATAAATATGACACACGAGAGGTTACTCATGGTAATGCCATGGGATTCTTTGCTAAGATTTCCAAAACAGAATCTGGCACACTCGATTTAAAAAAACCGTATCCATTTACAGGAATGCGAAAAACATCTTTTGAAACTTCACAAGAATCAAAAGCATACTACGCAGATAACGTGGAGCACGTCCGTCTTCAAGGTAAGAAATCAACTGAGGGATCAATTACGACTTATCAAATTCCTAAACAATTCATGATTGACCATTTGGGGAAAAAGCTGACAACTTCAACTCCTCCAGCGCTCATCGATACTGGTGTGAATGCGAATTTCATTTGGGGATATGCTGAAACGGTTACAGATGAGTTTGGTTCTGAGATTGAAGAGTTCCACATCTGGACCAATGTGAAAGCATCGGCTCCAAAAGGAAGCGCTACAACAGATGAAAGCTCTGCTACACCAAAAGAAATCGAAATTCCATGTACTGCATCACCTAACAATTTTATTCTAGATTCAGATAAAAAACCTGTTTCAGAAATTGTATGGCGTGATACAGACAAGGGTGTTGTCCGTGCTAAATTTGATAAATTGTTTGCTTCAAGTACCCCAACGAAATTGATTGATTTTATCAATGAAGCTTTAGGAACAACAGCCATCGTGCCAGGAGGCTAAAATGATTAAAAAAGAACTATCATTCACAGCGTTTGATAGTTATGGTGAAGAAAGAGAGCACACTGAAACAGTGCGCTTTCTTTACTCTTTACCAGCTATCAAGATGTATGAACAGCGAACAGGTCGCAACTTCTTTGATGACAACCAAAAAGCACTCACAGCTTACACACAGCTTGCCCTTGCAACTGGTGTAAATGGTAGCTTATCTGATTTAACTGATGAAGAAAAAGTCAAACTGATGCCATTACTTATGGAGCCAGATTTCATGAACTTCCTAACTGAAGTCATCCCTTGTCTGTACGGTGAGGTTGAGAATGGTCGCTTGGTACAGAATGAGCTGACTGCTGAAACAGCCTCTCTTGCTCCTTGGTTTGGGGATTTGATCGATATTGGTTTTTTCTCAGACCTCTTTTATGAATTTAACCGAAGTAGAGCAAAGGTTCCTCAAGATAGAAAAAAGCCTCAACAGAAGTCATAACTTCTGAAAAAATTTATAAGGTTGTTTTTGAAAAACGGATGGATGTTTTTTGGGCAGAAAGTCAACACTTTAATTATCTGATGGGGACACTACATCAGATGAGTATCAATGAAAATGAGAAGAAAACTTTATCAAACGCAGAATTACTAAATGTAATGTCTGACTAAAACTGAAAGGAGGAAATCTATGGCTGAAACATTTGAAGGCTTATATGTCAAATTTGGTGCCAATACTGTTGAATTTGACAGATCTGTAAAAGGTATCAATAATGCTTTATCTAGTTTGAAAAAAGATTTCAACAACATCAATAAACAATTGAAGATGGATCCAGACAATGTCGACTTGCTGAATCGTAAGTTGCTCAACTTACAGGAACAAGCTCGTGTTGGTGCTATGAAAATTGCTGAACTCAAAAAGCAACAAAAGGCACTTGGAGAATCCGAAGTTGGGTCAGCACAGTGGAATAAGCTTCAACTTGAAATTTCTAAAGTTGAATCACAGATGAAGGTTGTTGACCAGGCAATGAATTCAACCAAAAAACATATCGAAGATGTAGGAAATCCAAAGTCTATTTTAAATCTCAACAAAGAAATCAACAATGTTGCAAAAGAACTTGATATCGTCAACCAGAAGCTTGAATTAGATCCTAAAAATGTAGAGTTGTCCGAAGAAAAAATGAAGTTATTAGGTAAACAATCTTCATTAGCCAAGGATAAGGTCCAGGAGTTGAAACGGAAACAAGAGGAATTAGGAAAGGAAAAAATCGGAACAGAGGAATGGCGACAACTTCAAAATGAAATTGGGCAAGCAGAAGTTGAGGTGTTAAAGATAGATAAAGCCATGGGGAATCTAGGGGATTCGAGCCGTTCAGCAACAGGAAACATCAAGGAAGCTACAGGATACTTAAAAGCCGATGTAATGATGAACGTTGCTGAAAAGGCAGGACAACTAGGTCAAAAAATGGTTGATGCTGGTAAAAAAACAGTAGATGCATGGTCTGAAATCGACGAAGCGATGGATACTGTTACGACGAAGACTGGACTTACTGGCGAAGCCTTGTTAGGACTTCAGGAAATTGCAAAAGGAATCGCTACATCATTACCATCGGCTACATTTCAAGAATCTGCTGACGCAGTTGGTGAGTTAAATACACAATTTGGACTTACTGGTGATACTTTGCAATCTGCAGCAGAGTACCTATTGAAATATTCGAAAATAACTGGAGAAGATATTTCCAATTCAGCAATAAATGCCAAGAAAGCAATTAATGCTTACGGTTTATCTAATGAGGATCTAGCGAGAGTATTGGACTCAGTAACAAAGGTCGGCCAGGATACTGGTCAATCTTATGACTCCATCTTTCAAAAAGCAATTGATGGAGCTCCTCAGATTAAGATGCTAGGATTATCTTTTGAAGAGGGGGCGACATTAATTGGTAGATTTGAAAAAAGTGGGATTGACTCTTCTGCGGCTTTAGCTTCACTTTCAAAGGCTACAGTAAACTATGCTAAAGACGGAAAGACATTGACTGAGGGGTTGAACGAGACTGTCAATGCAATTCAGAATGCTACTAGTAAGACAGAAGCAATAAGAATTGCTTCTGAAGTTTTCGGAAATAGAGCCGCTCCTAAAATGGTAGATGCTATCCAACGTGGGGCATTTAGTTTTAATGATTTAGCTGAAGCAGCACAAAACTCATCAGGAACTGTAGCAACAACATTTGATGAGACAATAGATCCGATTGATAAACTAACAACCTACTCAAACAAAGCAAAGGAAGGGCTTGCTGAGGTAGGTGGTAAATTACTTGAGACTGTTATACCAGCTTTAGAACCTTTGATGGGTATGCTTGAATCTGCTGTCAATTGGTTTACCAGCTTAAATGAAACTGATCAACAGACTATCGTGATTCTTGGCCTCGTTACAACTGCTGTAATGCTACTGCTTGGTGCAATAGCACCGCTAGTCATTGCTATAGGTGCAATAGGTGCGCCTGTTGGAATTGTCGTAGCGGCAATAGTTGCTGCTATTGCCGCTATTACACTCATCATTCAGGCCATCATGAACTGGGGGGCTATATCCGAATGGCTTCAGTCGACGTGGGATGCTTGCGCCGCTTGGCTTTCTGAATTGTGGACTAATATTGTCACGACTGCTACTACAGCGTGGTCAAGTTTCACTGCTTGGCTTTCTGAAATTTGGTCTTCAGTAGTCTCAACGGGACAGTCTTTGTGGTCTAGCTTTACTAGCACCTTGTCCAATATTTTCTCAAGTTTGATTTCAGGAGCTCAGTCACTGTGGTCAAATTTTACTTCTACCATTTCCAATCTATGGTCTGACCTGGTCTCAACCGGGTCAAATTTGTTTAATAATTTGAGTAGCACGATTTCAGGAATTTTTAATGGTATCTTATCCACTGCTAGTAGTATTTGGAACTCTATCCAATCAACTATTTCCAACGCTATTGATGGTGCTAAAAATGCGGTAGGTAGTGCAATTGAAGCTATTAAGGGATTCTTTAACTTTGAATTTAGATGGCCTCATATCCCTCTACCACACTTCAGTATTACAGGTTCTATCAATCCACTTGACTGGCCGAGTCAGGGGTTGCCAAGTATTGACGTAGATTGGTTTGCCAAGGGTGGTATCTTGACCAAGCCGACTTTATTTGGAATGAATGGAAATAGAGCAATGGTTGGTGGAGAAGCTGGTGCAGAAGCAATCCTTCCGCTCAATAAGTCAACTCTTGGTGCCATTGGACAAAGTATTGCTAATACGATGAACACATCGAATAGCATCAATGTCAACTTTTCAGGAGTGACCATCCGAGAAGAAGCGGATTTGAATAGACTAGCTGACGTAGTCGGAACACGTATTGCTGAAGAACTACAAAGAAAAACTAATTTGAGAGGAGGTTTCGCATGACAAAAATTAATGAGTTAATCATCGACGGAGTGAAAACATCATCATTTAAATGTGAGATTCTAGTTGAAACACGACCACAAGTCATCGTATCCTCCTCAAAAACTAGTCTTTTAGAACATGATGGGATCAGTGGTGCAATTGTTCAATCAAATAGGCATCGTAGGTTGATTGAAAAAAGTTACCACATCAGCTTGATTAACCCAACGGATGAAGACTTATACCACTTTTCTTCTCTGTTAAATCGTGAAAAATTTTGGTTGGAGAATGAACAAGAGCCAAGCGTGAAATATTGGTGCTATAAAGTGGATGATTTCAAAATTATTAAAGATGATTTTGGTGCATGGACGGTGGATGTAAAATTCACATGTCACCCTACCAAATACTTTAAAGGCTCCGATACACAGAGATTGACAAGAAGTGGAACTTTAACCGTGCAAGGTTCTGCTCTTGCTTTTCCTAAAATCACAATCATTGGCCAGAGCGCCGCTGAGACTTCGTTTACAATTGCTGGTCAGGTCATTCGTCTTGAAAAGCTTGCTGAGTCGCTTGTGATGGTCAACAATCCTGATAATCCTAGTTTTAAGACAACAACAGGAAAACCAGTGAAATGGTCCGGGGATTTTATCACAGTTGATCCAGCGAAAGTGCAGAATGTTGGTGTTGTTTTAGGTCCAGGTATTCAAACGCTTGAAATCGAGACGGTTTGGGGGTGGGCATAATGCTATATTTGCTTGAAAGCGATACTCGTAACGTTAAATGGAACGGTATTCCACTGCATGAAGCGACTTCAGCAATCATCAAAGAGCAAATGAACGGGGATTTTATCCTTACTGTTCGCTACCCTATCACGGACTCTGAGATTTATCAGCTTTTCCGTGAAGATATGTTGATTAAAGCACCAGCTCCTGTGATTGGTCCGCAGTTGTTCCGAATCAAAAAGCCAGTAGAGAATGATGATCATTTAGAAATCACTGCTTATCATATCACTGATGATGTCATGCAGCGGTCTATCAATCCTCTGTCTGTCAACAAGCAAAGTTGTTGGCAGGCTCTTTCTCAATTGGTACAAGTTGCCAAGTCTCCTATCAATGATTTTTCATTTACCAGTGATATCACAGACAGGAGAACCATCAACACAAAAGAAGTAGAAACACTCTACAGCGTGTTAATGGATGGCGCGCACTCAATCGTGGGAACATGGGAAGGAGAGATGGTTCGGGATAATTTTGCTATCTCAATTAAGCGAAATCGAGGAGAGGACAGAGGTGTTATCATCTCTACCCACAAAAACCTAAAATCCTATCAACGAACCAAAAACTCACAAAATGTTGTTACTCGGATTCACGCCAAGTCTACATTTAAGGCAGAGGGGGCCAAGGAAGATACAACGATTGCTATAACGGTTGATAGTCCCTTAATTGGTGCTTACCCTTATATCAACGAAAGAAGTTATACAAATAACAACATTCAGACCGTTGAGGAGTTGACAAAGTGGGCTAGTGCTAAATTTACTAACGAACACATAGATAAGGCTACAGATGCGATTAAGATTGAAGCCTATGAACTTGATGGGCAAACTGTCCACATGGGCGACACGGTTAATCTGAAAAGTTATAAGCATAATGTGGACGTTTATAAGAAAGCAATTGCCTATGAGTATGACTGTTTGGCAAACAACGGACAGGGGGCCTATCTAACCATTACCTTTGATGACAAAGTGAAATCAGGAGGGAATGGTGGTGGAGTATCAGCAGTAGCAAATGCAATATTGGACAAGCAAGAAACACAATTTGACATTATGCTGGAGCGTGCGATTGCTAACGCTGATCGTGCGTTTGACGCTGAGTTTGCCAAGCGTGAGAAAGATATTACGGACGGTATTGAACTTGCCAAGGCCAAGGCGGAAGAAGTCAAGCAAGAACTGTCTGACACTATCAATCAGCGCTTCGACAGCTTTGACAATGGTCCATTGAAAGAAGCCAAGCACAAGGCTGAGGAAGCCTTGAAAAATGCTGGCGCAAGTAGTTCTCTTGCTCGTGAAGCCAAGCAGATTGGGCTGGATTCTGTTGCTAGACTTGAAGCGTTTAAGTCACAGACTACGAGCGCTCAGACGGCTTTGTCGGGCGACTTGGATGTCTTGAAACGAACCATCGCGAACGATATTCGACCGAAGCAAGCACAGGCTGAAGCTGAGATTGCCAAGCAAGTTGAAGCACTTAACAAGACAAAAAAAGAACTGGCTGGTGTGAAGTCAGCGCAAGCGACGTATGAAGAGACTACGACTCGTAGACTGTCAGAACTGACCAACTTGGCAAATGGTAAAGCCAGCAAATCTGAGCTTGTGCAGACAGCTGAGGAGCTGGCTAGTAAGATAGCGAGTGTACGGGTTGGGGGGCGGAATTATATCCGAGGAACAAGACGCATGGCTCTAGCCAGCGGATTGTGGACATCAGGTACCTTTAGACAATCAGGCGTTGGGACAACAAAGACTATTGATGTATCAAACAGTCCAGCAACTGGATTTGATAAAGCAATACGATTGACCTCAAGTAACGCCAGAGCCCAAATCGGCATTGCTCAGGACAGGTTTGAAATAATGCCAGGAACTTATACTATTTCTGTTTGGGTGAAAGGTTCAGTTGGGCAAAGAGTTAAGTTGCAAACTTACTGGGAGCCTGACGATGAAACAGGTATAAGTCCATATTTTATCTTGAAAGATGATAAATGGACATATTTGACATTTTCAAACGAGCGAAAAAAAGCTGGAACCGTATCAATTGGCTATGTATATCTCGTAAATGCTGATGTTGGAGAATACTTAGATGTTCTTGCGCCCCAGTTGGAAAACGGGAGTTTAGCGACAAGTCCGAAAGAAGCTCCAGAAGACACTGAAAACCAAATCTCAGCAGTCGAGTCCAGTTTTAAGCAACGCGCTGATGCACTTGATGCTGATGTGAGAAGTCTGACTGAAGGCCTCAGAACTAAAGCGGATATCAGTTCACTCAATGTGACTGCTGAAAATATTAGGCAGTCGGTGAAGAGGCTTGAGACAGACACGCAGAACAAGCTGGATCAGAAATTGAGTCAGGCTGAATTTGAAGTTCAAGCTGGCTCTATCCGTCAGGAAATTCTGAACGCAACCAAGGACAAGGCAGATAAGACTTTGGTTGTGGCTGAAGCTGGGAAATTGCGTGAAGAATTTTCTAAAATGAAGGTCGGTAGTCGTAACTATGCTGAAGACTACGACTTTTCAAGAGGACTTTGGAGATATCATCAAGGGGACAATAGTCCACGAGATTGGACTATCTCAAACGGCGAATACAACGTCAAAGGCACGACTAACACTTGGAAGCAGATGCAGATTTTTTCAAAAGAAGGCAGTCGAGTGTCTGAAAAGGATTCGACAGCTCTTCTTGATTTGGAGATTGGTGAGACTTATACGCTTTCTTTTCAAGCTATGTGTCACTCTGGAAATCCAAGGGTTTGGGTTTCTTTAAGAGCCAATCGAACAGTACCTGGCAATCCTGAGATTATATCTGGCACTTTCAACCTCACGTCTAGCTGGCAGACTTATCAAGTCACTATCCCAGCGCTGACCAAGCCTGAAAATTTTGATTTCTGGCGAATTATTCTGGGCTATAACGAGATTGGCCATGTGGCTTTTCGTAAAGTGGAATTGACCAGAAGTTCTACTCGTATAGATGCAGGACCTGCTCCAGAGGATGGTAAGACGGACCTTATAGCTGCTAAGTCTACTTTTGAGCGAACAGCTCAGGGTTTGCGAACCGACTTATCAGCTATTCAGGAATATGTCAATAAAGACGGTCAGCTACAGGAAGCATTGCAGCGTTACACTCGTGAGGAAAGCGCAAAACAAGCGACAGCAGTTCGGGAGCTAGTTGTGAAGGACTATGTAGGCAAAGCGACTTATCAGGAAACTGTAAGAGCTATTGAGAACAAGTTCGAAGCTATCACGAATCCACAAAATGGTTCGATTGCCACTCAGATTGCTAACTACAAAAAATCAGTAGATGGTAGGTTCGCAGATATCACTTCATTGATTGCTGGTAAGGCTAGCCAAACTGATTTCCAAAAAGTCAAGGAAACTAGTCAGCTATACGAACGTATTATCGGCAGAAACGAGAACGACATAGCTGATAAAGTCGCCCGTATGGCTATGACCAATCAGCTGTTCCAGGTTGAAGTGGCGAAGGCTGCAAAAGGTGGCCGGAATTATATCAGAAATGGTCAATTTAAGAACGGTTCAAAAAATTGGCTTGAATTTCAATCTGTTAATTTTGGTTTGAATTTCAATTACCAGCATTCCTTAGCTAATCGAAATCGTCCAGGGCTACACTTCTATCACGATTCTCAAGATGTTGCTTATTTTTTTGGAATTCAGCAATCTTTTGCATTTGATGGTGTTCGAGGTGAGAAAGTGAGTGTATCTCTTCTTGTTTCAAAAGATGGCGGTGCTAATAGTAATTTAAAAATCGGCTTGCACTATATCAAAAACAAAAACATTATTGGGCAAGAGTGGCAAAATATCCCAAGCCCACAAATAACATCGAAGTATAAGCGTTTCACATTTACGTTTACTTTGTCGGACGATGTCGAGAATCTGAACTTGATGCTTTACGGAGAAAAAGGGAAGGTCATCAATCTCTATGTGACAGATGTTCAACTAGAAAGAGGTTCTGTCGCGACAGACTACAAAGAAGCTCCCGAAGACACAGAGGAAGCTATTCGCACGGTTCAAACTCAATTAGCTGGTTCGTGGGCGGTTCAAAACATCAACTCAGCTGGGGATATCATCTCTGGGCTTAATCTTGGTGCTAATGGCCATAATCGACTTGACGGAAAGCTGACTCACATCACTGGCGAAACTCTGATTGATAACGCAGTTATCAAGTCAGCTATGATTGATAAGCTGAAGACGGCCAATTTTGAAGCTGGCTCGGTCACGACTAAGATATTAGACGCTGAAGCGGTCACGGCTGATAAAGTGAGATTTGATGATGCGTTTATTAGGAAAATGATTGCAAATGAAGCTTTTATTAATCAACTGACATCTAAACGAATTTTTGCGACAAAAGTCGAGTCTGTCATTTCTAGCTCAACTGTTTTAGAGGGTTATAAAGGTTGGATTGGTGGCTTCCAACTAGGAACGCATGATTCAGGTTACGGACGTTGGATAACTGGACGCAATCACTTCTCAGTTGGAATGGGAAATGGCGAAGGTGGTAGTGGACAAACAGCTCTTTGGGTTAACTGGGGAGACAATTGGAGCGCACCTGGATACGATGCATGGTTCGTTAAAAATAATGGCAAGATGTATTGTTATAACACGGCTGAATTTTGGAACACACCGATTGTTAAGGGGGATCTAAAAGTAACTGGTAACATCATTTATGATGGTGGCGCTTGGATTTATTCTAGTGAATACGTGAAAATTGGACGAAGCAGTACATATTATTTTTATCTGGAAAAAGCCAATCGTGCCAGAGATTATTTCCTAGTTTCGAATGATACTTCTGACCGCAGACTGAAATCAAACATTCAAGAGAGTAGTGTTTCAGGGATTGATATTATTAATCGTTTGAAAACGTATAGTTACCGAAAAGAATTTAATAATGAGGTAGAGGATATCTCATGCGGTATCATGGCTCAAGATGTGCAGAAGTACGCTCCAGACGCTTTTCGCGAGAGTCCAGATGGAGTTTACACATATAACACATTTGCACTGGTACCTTACTTAATCAAGGCCATCCAAGAATTAAATCAAAAAATAGAAAAAATGGAGAAAACAATAGCATGAATAACAACATGGACGCAGTAGTAAATCAGTTAACACTTGATTCTCTGACTAAAAAACTAGCAGTCAGTGAGCAAGAATCAGCTAAGAACGAGGCTCTTTATTTGTATGCAGCAAGCGCATTGCACACGATGAATGAGGTTCTAGAATATGATCCAGCTCTAAAAGAGCTATTTGAAGAAACACAAGCTAAAATGAAAGGAAATAATTAAATATGAATTACGAAGTAGCAATTAAACCATATCTTAAAGGTGCAGAAAATGTGACAGTTGTCGCAATCAAGATGGAAAACAAGGGGCGCTATTCTTACGAGCAAGTAGAATTGCACGGTGACCATACGCAGGACAATGAAGAAACCTTGATTCAAGCAGTGCTGGACCATATCCGTACAGAGCTTGACCCAACAAGCGCCATCGTGCAAGCACAAGCAAAATTGCAAGAAGCAGAACAGGAATTGGCTGCGACAAAGGCTAAACAAACGGCTACAGATCAAGCAGTTAAGCATAATCAAGAAGAAACAGACCGCTATGGTAAAATCATACATGCGGTCGTTTTAAATGCCGTAGCAGGTAAGACAATCGCCTATGGAACCAACTACAAGGAATTAGTTGAGTTGATTCCACTTGCTGAGATTGGAAAACGTTACTTGGCACACGACTTGATTACTCTTGAAGACCCAGCACACGTTGAAGTGGACGGAGAAGGCAAGCGTATCTTGGTTCAGTTGAACAAGGAATTTACTTACAATGGCGAACCAGTCAGCGACTTTGCCCGAAATGGTCGTCTTGAAATGGACGGAACGGGCGCAGCATGGAAGTACGAACCTAAAGAATAGCGAGGTGCCTATGGACGTCTTACAATCAACAGAGCATTTCTTCATGAACGTGCTACCAGTTGCCACACCAATCGTCGTTGCTTGGTTGGGCTATAAAATGCCGAAGAAGACCAAGGAACAGACAGACCAAATCATTTCAGAATTGAATGATGTCAAGAAACAAATCAAAGATGTCCAGATTACTGCTGACGAGAATAATGCCAAAATTGACGAAGTACAAGCAAAGCTAAAACTTCACGACGATGCGCACCTTGTTACGATGAGGATGCGCCTTGATCGTGATATTCGCAGGGCAATCCGTCGTGGTTTTACAACCAAGGATGAGTTCTATGTAGTGGAGAACATGCACAATAGCTATAAGGCTCTTGGTGGCAATGGCTACATAGACCACTTGTACAACAATTTTGAATCATTGCAGATTAGAGACGACATCTTGATTGAAGATGAGAAAGGGGCGCAGTAAGGCGCTAGGAAGGAAAAACACATGCAACAAATTAATGAAATTATCACAAACGGAGCAGTAAGTATTGCAATTATTTTGCTTGCTATCGCAGTTAAAGCGGTCAAGGAGTACCTCATCAAAGAGGGCGGTGAAAAGACTGTCAAAATCGCTGAAATCCTAGCTAAAAATGCAGTCAATGCAGTTGAGCAGGTCGCTACTGAAACAGGCTACAAGGGAGATGAAAAATTGGCACAGGCTCGTGCTAAAATCCGTGCAGAACTGACAAAATACAACATCAGCATGACTGACAAGGACCTAGACACCTTTGTAGAGTCAGCCGTGAAGCAGATGAATGACGCTTGGAAAGGGGAATGATCATGGATATTGATACAAGCAGACTAAGAACTGATTTGCCACAGGTTGGAGAAC